CGGCTGTCCGTCGGGCTATGGCTGGTCCGGCACTACCTGTGCCAAGAATCCCGACGACAACGGTAACCCTCCAGGTGATGGCTCGGGTGGTGATGGCGGCGATGGTGGCGACACTGGCGGCGGCGATGGTGGTGATACCGGTGGCGGTGGTGGCGGTGGCGGCGATACTGGTGGCGGCGATACTGGTGGCGGCGATACCGGTGGCGGTGATACCGGTGGTGGTGATACCGGTGGCGGCGATACCGGTGGCGGCGAGATTGGTGGCGGCACTGGCGGCGGTACTGGCTCTGGTGGCGGCACTGGCGAAGAGGGCGAAGAGCCTGTGTCCTCTGTTGGTGGCGAGGCCTGTTCGGCTGTTATTACCTGTGAGGGCGATGCCATCCAGTGCGCGATTCTTCGATCGCAGAAGAAACAGGCATGCGCCGATGAGGAAGCCCGCGATTACTCCAAGGCCGCGCCGACCATCAATGCCGAGATATCTAAGGGCGAATACCAGCTCAAGGAAGAGACCGTTGACGCGAGCGGCTTTTTCAATATGGGCATGCGCTTCTATAGCTCCACCTGTCCAGCGCCAAAGTCTCTGCGCATTGAGAGCTTCAACCGCACGATCCAGCTTTCTTATCAGCCACTTTGTGACTTTGCCGGGGCGCTTTCCTACATTGTCGTCGCTATGGCCTCGCTGTTCTTCATGGTCTACGTAGGCCGCTCTTTTGGGGGTGAGTAATGCACTTTGTCGCGATTATGACGTTTCTCAGCACGGCCATTGTTCCCCTGGTCAAGAAAGTGCTATCCGCCCTGGGCATTGGTGCCGTGACCTATGTCGGCATCAACTTCGTGATGGATCAGGCCAAGGCTCAGGTTATGGCTCAGCTGACTGGCGTGTCCGCTGACGTTGCCCAAATAATGGGCATGTTCAAGTTCGACGTGGCGGTCAATATCGTGTTCGCCGCGGTGACGACGCGAATCGTGCTGTCTGGCGTCAACAAGGTCAGCGGCTCGAAAAAGTCGCTCGGCTCGGTCGGGGGTAACTGATGTCCACGGCTACGTTCATCCTTCGGACCGGCAAGCAGGGCAACGGTAAGACCCTGAACTCGATCAAGGAAATCGACCAGAAGGCGCACAGGGAAGGGCGTACGGTCTATTACTGCAACATCACCGACTTCAAGTCCGATCACCCGGCTATCAAGGCGACATGGGTTGAATTCGATCATCCAGAAACGTGGTTCGAGCTGCCTCAGAACGCGATTATTGTGATCGACGAGGCGCAGACGTGGTTCCGCACCCGCCCACAGGGCTCCAAGGTGCCGCTCTATGCTTCGAGGCTTGAAATCATGCGAAAGGATGGTCACGAGCTTCACGCCATCACGCAAAGCCCAAAGCTGATCGACTCGCACATGCGCGAGCTGTGCGGCATGCACATCCACTATTACCGGGGGCGGGGCGGCAAGTTCATCAAGCGTTGGGAGTTCGACCAGCCGGTAATGAACGTCGGCGAGAAGTTGGACTTTCCCGACGGCCAGTCAACCCGTATCACCATCGACCCGACCTATTTCGGCTGCTACAAGTCGGTGAAGGATGGGACCGAACACCATTTCAAGTTCAGGGCGCCTCGGGCGCTCTATGTCTTCGTGGCCTGCCTTGTTCTGCTTGGCCTAGCTGCCTGGAAGATATCGGGCCGTATCGTTGGGGGTGCTGAGCAGGTGGCCGAACCTGAGCCGGTGGCTCAGCCGTCGAAGGGTATTTTGGCTACGGCGTCGCCTGCGTCGATGGACACTATCGGCGTCGATGAATACATCGCCTCGCGCACGCCTCGGGTTGCTGACGTGCCGTCGTCGGCTCCGAGGTATGACCAGATCGCTCAGCCGGTGACCTTCCCGAAGCCGTTCTGCGTCTCAACCAGCGATCTTGAAATGCTCAAGCGCAATTCTCGGCGTATGTCCGTTGGTTACGACCAGGACGGCAACCTTGCGGGCTGTCGTTGCAATTCCCAGCAGGGCACCCGGGTCGATGTCAGCTTCGAGTTTTGCATGAATGTTGTGACGAACGGGCTTTTCGATGATACGAAGCCTGATCGTCAGCAGGTTGCAGGCGGTGACCGTGGGACGGACGGCGGAGCCGGCAGGCACGCGGGCGCTGACCTGCAGCTCGCTTCGTTGATTTCATCCAGTTCATCGCTAGAACCCGTTGAGGCGCAATATGTGCCCAGGCCGATGCCTAAGCTTTAGATGGGCGCTTCGCATAATGGCCGACGTTACGTTTAGTTCGGCGAGGATCATGGCATTTCCGAGCCGAATTTAATGTAACGTGGATTATGCGACGCGCTCTCCAGATCGACACATACGCCATCAAAACCGCTGAACTGTTTGCACCTGGTCGAAAGGGTGCCGATGCGGTTTTGTGGCTGCTCGATGACTATCCGCGACTGGTGGCCGAGGTTCGCGAGCTTCGCCGTCGCGTCGATCAGATCGACCAGGAGGAGGCCGATTTCGATGCTCGCCTGGAAGCCCTCCAGAGCGCCTGCCGCGCTCTTCTCGACCTTTGACCCCTCCCGTAGCCTTGTTCAGTCAAGGGGCAAACCGGAAGCCGCAGCGGCTTTTTCGCACGCTTCATCGCGAAAAAACGAACGGGTGAGGATTTGAGGCGCTTGCGCCGACCCTTGACCTACCTCCGACCAATCACTCTTTGCCTGGGATGAGGGGGGTGCTTTTCCCCCCGCATCCCTGGCCTCGCCGAGAGTTCCCGAAGGGCCGCCGGAGGCGCTTTTGACTTTGCTTTTTGGCTTCACCGGCGAAGCCGGGTCCACCATCTCTAATGGTGGACTCTTGTGCAATGGATGCACTTTTGGGGGGATTTCAGGCTTCGAGCTCTAGTATCAGCTCGCCTGATGCGCTGACCTTCGCGCAGGGTGTGCCGCTCTCCAGGATGAAGTGCGCCAATTCGCTGTCTTTGATTGGCATGCGTCCCTGCTTGACCAATAACTTATTGATTTCTATGCACTTTTGTCTGAGCGCTTCTTGCTCTGTATTCGACAGGCGCAGGGTGGCAGGCATCGTCGTTTGACCCATATCAAAATCACCTCGTGAAGTGTACGTGCATGCATGTGATTTGTATTGACGCATGCAAGTTCATCGGTATACATTCCGCCGCAATGTGATTTGCATGCATGCATGCACAGGCGAATGGACTTCACACATGCTCGACAAAATCCACCTCTTCGTGCCGTTTCGCGTCGATGCCATTGCTACCAGCACTGGCAAGCGTGGCAACGAACTGTTGGTGGTCGATTTGGAAGCCCTGGGTGTTCCGCTTCGCGCTACCAGCGTGCTTGCAGACGGGAAGGGTGGATATCAGGTCGAGGACATCAGCCACGCTTGGGAAAGCCTGTCCACCGGCTTCACGCCGCTCGCTTTCAAGGTGTTCCATCAGTCTCTCGGCAAGCGCGTTCAGCCCGGCGTTGAGCTGAAAGCCAGCCCGGCCAAGCTGCTCCAGGGACACAACGTTTTCGGGCCGACCTCGATCCGCAAGGGCGGGGAGGTCATGTTGAAGTGGCTTGCCGGGTCTTACCCGAAGCTATGGGCCTTGCTGGACTGGCAGGCCGCCGAGGTTTACGGCATCGACTGCACGTATTCCGCCCGCCTTCCCGACGAGCGCACCGCGCGTCAGTTGATCCAGGCGCTCCGCGGCGTCAGCAACGGCCAGACCCGTAACCGTGGTGACGACTACGAAACTACGGCCTATTGGGGGTCCAAAGAAACCCGTCTTCGCAAGCTTAAGGCCTACCTCAAGGGCCCTGAGTTTCGCCGTCAGCTCGATGAAGCCATCAAGGCTGCCCGTGCCTACGGCGGTGCCAACTTCGTTCCTTCCCAGGCGTTCGCTGCTCATCGGCTTTTGGCGGTTCTCCAGAACCCGGCGCTCCAGGAGTGGGCGGAAAACCTTCTTCGTCTCGAAGCCACTGTCATGCATCGCTGGCTTGAGCGCAGAAACATCCCGACGAATTTATGGGCCCTGTGCGACTACCAGGAGCGGCTGGAAGAGCAGGGGAGTTGTTTTATTCAGTGGTGTTGGGAACAAGTAACCAAAGAACTGTTTGCGGCCTTTGAAGGTATCTCCATGCGAGTAATTAACGATGAAAAAGTGCTGGCCGCACTTAAAGCCCGTTGGACGAAGTTCGGAAAGAACGGGAACGCCAATGAGACAGTTGCTCTCAACCTGTTTCGCACATACCGCAGCATTAAGGACTATGGCTGGCAGGAAACTATGGATTCCATGTCTCGCCGCACGTTCTATGACCATGTTGGCAAGATTTGCGAATGCGGACTTTCAAAGGCCGCTTTGCAGAAACTCAAGATGGATGACCAGAAGAACAACGTCGTTCCGATCCTGCGCTTCCTGCAAGTCGATTTCAGCGCTCAGCGTCCCGGCTGGTATGTCGAGCCGTCTGTGGAGGCTGCATGATCGCCGCAACCATGAATGTCCTGGTCGTCACTATGTGCGGACTGTTGGCAATTCACTTTCTCGGGCGCTGGGCCCGTTCATAACCGAGGTAAACAACTATGTTGGTACAAATGGGCCTGTGCAAAGGCATCGCATCCAAAGAAAAGATGAATGGCATCATCGAACATTACCTAGTGCTGACTGCTCTTGGGCGTGACCAGTTCGGCCAAGAAACTGAACAGTCGGTCGGCCTCAAAGTCTCTAAGCGTCAACTTGATAGCGGCATCGAGAACGCATATAAGGCGTACATCGGCAAACAAGTTGCCGTCCCCGTATATGCCAAAGCGTGGAAGTCCAAAACAGGCACCGCTTTCGGCATGGACCTTTGGCTTTCCGATGACGGCCTGCCAGTTCCTGTGCAGCGCGTTCAACCGCGCCCGGCTGCTGTTGCAGCAGGCGCTAACTGATGTATTTGCTCGCGTGCGATGGTAGTTGGAAAACTTCGCCGGATGGCTACTTGTCCTGTGTTGGAACTCTTACTGCCATCGAGCGCGACGAATTAGGCCATTCCGGCCTAACCCCTGAAGATATACCGGTACTTACCGGCCAAGCGCTGATTCTGTTCGCGGTTGTCTTCGGGATTCTTGCAATAAAAAAAGCTCTTTCAACCCGCACATAGGAGTGCATCTCATGCAAAAGCTTAAAGCTCTGTTCGCCGCTGGTTCCGCCCTTGCTGCTGGCTCGGCCTTCGCCGAAGTTCCGGCTGGTGTTACTGAAGCAATTACCGCAGCCGGTACTGATGCCGCTGTGATCGGCGGTGCTGTTCTGGTCGTTCTGATCGGCATTGCTGCGTTCAAGTACATGCGCCGCGCGATGTAATCGACCCGCTGTGCAATCAAGGGGCTCGGGTCAAACCGCGCCCCTTTTTTATTGGGAGAAGTGAAAGATGGGGGCGACAGAGTATGCGGTTATTGTCATTACGCTTGCTTTTTGGGCTTTGTTTTTCGGTCGTATTTAGCTTTGTGCCATTTGGCTATGTCTATGCTGTTACCTATACATGGACTGTACAGGAGTCTCCGTATAGTAAAGGCGCTAGTCCAAACGCCGCATGTAGTGCTTTCCTCGCCACAAAGCAAAATAAATACTATATCTATGGTTTGACGATGACTTCTGAAGCAGGTGCTCAGTGTAAATATGGACCGAATCCGGCTGACTTCTTCTTTAACGTCTATATCAGTCGCAGCGGTGATTCTTGCCAGTCGGGCCATACATACAATCCTGCTAATGGTGTCTGTGTCCCTGACCCAGCTTTGCCTACTGAAGATCAGTGTCTTGCGGGTGGACCCGGTATCTTTTCTAAATCCGGTGTGGTGATTTCTTCCAACGGCAACAATTACGTTGCTGTTTCCGGTGGTGGTTCTGTTTGTTACGGTCAGTGTACGCATTCGCTCAGCGATCGCGCAGCTAGCTGCTACAGCTCGGGCGAGGGTACAGGCTTTTGTAACTACGTCGGCACACCGACCGGAGAGGTTTGTGCACAACCTGATGCGCCGCTAGGCGGCACGGGCGATCCTCTCAATCCGCCTGATACGCCTGATGTTCCCCCGTCAGACCCTAACGACCCCGGCTGTCCGTCGGGCTATGGCTGGTCCGGCACTACCTGTGCCAAGAATCCCGACGACAACGGTAACCCTCCAGGTGATGGCTCGGGTGGTGATGGCGGCGATGGTGGCGACACTGGCGGCGGCGAT